GCAATCTTGAATGGTGAAAGTGCTTCTTCACCAGCAGTTACCGAAGTTGCTGCTGCTGAGTTGTCAGTCAATGACTGAGCGTAGCGAACACGTAAAGTGTGAATCTGACCAACTGGGCCAGTCATTGGCTGAACGCCGACGAGTTCGTTAGCAATAACAGTTGGCATAACACGACGAATTACTGGAAGAATAACGCGGTTTAATGTTGCGATATTACCAGCAGTTGTAGTACCAGCTGAACTTTCTGAAAGAAGTTGCTTCTTTGTATTTTCGAGCAATACGTTCATTGTTGAACGACGATTGCCCTTTAAGCCTTCGAGCAGGGCGTCTTTTGTTTCTCCCCAACGGCTTTCTAAGAGTACTTTTGACATTATATTATTCTCCTAATATGTCTTTTAATTAAAGCCCTGCCAAACGCTTGATATCAATTACATTATCTACGATAGTGTCATCTACTTCAGTTGTTTTTGTAGTGGCAGTTTTATTACCAGTTGCTTCTACAATAACAGATTCATTAAGAGCCTTCTTACGAGGGGAGGTGTCTAATGAGCCAGTATTAAGAACGGCTGGTAAATACTTATTGAAAGCGTTCTCCAACTTAGGAGTTTGTACGCTTTCAAGCAAAGTCTTCATTACTTGCTTCTTCTCCTCGTTGAGTGGTGCAAGAAGTTCATTCATGACCTTAGCTCTCTGAGTTGATTCTTTAATAATTCTGACTTCACGTTCTTTTGATTCTACAATCTGTGCTGCTTGTTGCAACTTAGATGTAGCTTCTGCTAATTGTTCATTTTTCTGAGCAAGAGCTTGAAGCACCTTACGAGTTTCAGCCTTTTCACTTAAGTGAGTAACACTGAATTCGCTTGCAAATGCTTCGAATAACTTGCGACCGAAATTGTTTTCTCTGGCAAGTTTAATATCTTCTTTAAGTTGTGATAGTTCACCCTTAAGATGAGTAGCAACTGCGCCGCTAACTTTCTTAGCACTTTCAGCAATAAATCTTGCCTTGAGTGCTTCCAACTGCTTGCGGCCTTCAGCAACCAACTTAACCTTAGCTTCAACAACTGCTTGTCTATCCTGTGAGAATTCTTTAATTTCACGAGATAGGGCATGAACAACGAATTGTTCTAGTTTCTTCTGATTTTCCATCTGTACCTTGCGGTCTGAGCGCAATTCACGGATTTCTTCGGCTAACTTGGTGACCATAAAGTCATTGAACTTAGTTGCATTTTCACGCAGTTTGAACTGAGCTTGAATGCGTTCTTCATTCATTGACTTTCTTTCTTCTGAGAATTCACGAATTTCATCTGAAAGATGGTCTGTAATCATCTTGTCGAGTGCTTCTACCATTACGCTACGATCATGTTCGTAACGTTGTGCAAATTCCTCATGGAGTTCTGCACGGACTTTCTGGCGGGCTTCATTCAACTTAACTTCCCAGGCTTCATTTAACTGCTGCCCGATATCTTCGTTGATGAGACCACTTTCAAGTAATGGCTTGATAGCATCTAACATTATTTTGATTCCCTTTATAATTTAAGTTCGTTGATGAGGCGTTTTACTTCCTCACCAAGGAATCGTTGCACTTTTTTGTCGCCCTGTACTTCCTTAGCAATTTCAAGCATTTTATGGCCGTTTTTCATGTTCATGATACTTTCATAAATTGCCTTAGGGTAAGCATTTGGTGCGCTAGGTTGGGCGACGATATCAACAGTGATGATTTCAAAATCACTGACTCTACCATCCATGTCATTTACATTACCTGAACCACGACTGGATACACCTAATTTTACACCTGACTCCAACATTGTTCTTACGAGTTGACCCATTGGAGTTGGAAGAATTTTTAATTTGCCAAAACCATTAGCTCCATCCATCCACATACTTGTAATCATATGGCTTACACGGTCTAAATTGATTTTGAGATCATCTGGGTGATCGACTTCTCCTAAAACGGAGTAGCCTTCTGAGATTTGCTTGTTTAATGTATCTACTGCACTTTCGATTTCATTGACGGGGTAAATGCGCTCATTTGCGTTCTTTACCCCGCCCTGAATGAAAATCCCCTTCATGTAGAGGGTCTTAAAATCAGCGCCCTCTTCCTTAACAGATTCGACAATCATGCCGGCTCTATCGAAGGTTAGATTTTCTCTAAGATACAAAGCCATTTGCTCTCAGATCCCTTAGCGAATTGGTCTGCGGGCAGAACGACGAGATTCTGCTACCGGACTTTTATCGTTTGCTGAGCCGTCTTTAGTGACTGGCTTAGGAGCTGCGCTTAAGTCTTGACCCTTGTGACCTGGGGCATTCTTGAACTTGCCTGCACCAGGAAGATCCTTAGTGCTTGGAGCTGAACGTCCTTTTTCATCACCGTCTGCGAAATGAACTGGCTTGCTGTCCATTCCGGCTTGACCTGAATTTGCAGCTACTGTGCTTTTTGTTTGTACGCCGTTGTCACCGTGAGTTACAGAAACTTTTTGGAGCTGCACAGCTTCCATCATTGCTTCTTCTTCGTCTTCATCGCCGAAGTCCATTTCTTCTTCATCGCCGAAGTCTTCTTCTTCGCCGCCGCCCATGATGTCTTCAAATTCAGCCATCAACTGGTCTAGCTTGTCTTCGATGCGGATTACAGCGTCTTCAACTTCTTCGCCGCCTTCTTCATCATGATCCATTTCCATGTCATGTGTGAGGTCTTCGCCGTCTTCTTCTGCGTCATCGTCAAAGTCGATGTCTGCATCGTCTTCTTCTTCCATAACGCCTGATTCTTCTGCATTAATTTCGTCAAGTAGATCACCCACTTGTCCGCCCATACTTTCGTCCATATCGTCTTCCATTTCTTCAGCCATAATTGACTCGAAGATTTCTCTTGACTTTTCTACAACGATTTCATGAAATAGTTCTTGGGCTCTTTCGTTATCTTCGTTAATAACGAGGTCCATTAATTGTTCGAATTTTTTAGTGTCCATTAAATTTTCTCCTGATAGAATGGCTTTGTATAGATTTACTTATGCCGTAGTCAGGAAAAGCACTCAATAAGTGCGTATTTTTTACATTTTTGGTGTTTTTGCGTTAAACTGCGGGTTGTGCTTCTGGTTTTGCACCATATTGTTCTCTAACTTTGTTAAGATATAATTTCTTTTCATAGTTTCTAACATCAAGCATTCTACGTAATTTACGTATTTGAGCTAACGTTAATTTTGTTTTTCTGCTTGTTCTCCATACAGGTTTGCTGTTGTCAGTATTGACATCCTGTAAGCCTTGAATAGGCGGATCAAACATTTCAAATAGTTGCATAATTTTATTTATCTTTTTGAGATTTGTAGTCTATCCAAAAACCGATAGCTACAATTATATTCATTCCTAATGAAGCTAATATCATATGTATATCTTGGTAGATGTTCATATTCATACTTAAATGAATATGTCCTACCATCCAAAAAGGAATAGCTAGATTTTGAGAAATCCAAATGAGTAAGAACTTTATAAATTCTTTCATTAGTTATTAGATTTGCATTGCGCCGCCGCCGCCGACAGGTCCTGCCGGGCCGCCCGGTACTGCTTCTCCTCCGGTTCCGGTTACCGGACCTGCTACTTCAGGGCCTTCTTCAGGAGCCTGATCTTCAATTTCGTCAGCAGTATTCAAATCAGTTTCAAAGTCACCTGAGCTAATGCCAATGTTTCTTAGATCAGAACCATTTACATCCATGTCATTCTTTTCACTGTTTTCTTCGCCCCAAAGCTTTTCGTTCTTCTTGATTTCTTCTTCTGATAGACCTAAGAATCTTTCCATAGCGAAACGCTTTGACATATAAGGAAGTGCTTCCATTGCAGTGAATGTGCCAACTCTACTATTATCTAGTTCGGCTTGACGATACGCAGCAAAGTTTTGCGGAGGATTGAAACAGATTTGGAATAATCCAGTATCAATGTTGAATCCTCTCCAACGTAAGAACAGCTTGAATTCTTCATCAAGCTTCATTGCCATATAGTTCTGTAAGCGTTCGCAATATTGATTGAATCTGAATTCTTGAATCATAGCAGTACCGACACGACCATCACTCAATGGGGTAGTATTGTCATCTGGTCCAGTTGGAAGATATGATGACGGAACACGAAGACCGCGAGCAAGACGATTGTTGAAGTATTTCAAGTCATCAATTTCGCCAAGATTTTGTCCACCAGGAAGAACCTCAACGCTTGAACCACGACCTTCTGCTGTAACTGGGAAGAAGTAGTCTTCGTTCATTGACAGTGGATTGTAAGAAGCATCAACCACACTTGCACCACCGTATAATGATGGAATTCTACGCTGATGGATTTCATTCTTAACTCGGTCAACAAATGCCATAGCCATGTGACTTGGCATATTACCAACGTCAATCTTGAACATTCTACGTTCTGGAGCACGTTGCACACGATAGATTAGAACAGCGTCTTCTAATAATTCTTTCTGCTTATAGACCTTAAAGATGTTCTCTAAGATTGATTGACCAAATGGCCAAAATCTATCAAGACCTTCGGTCAAACTTAAATGTACTACATGCTTTGCGTCTATCGCAGATTCACTTTGTCCTAATGTGAAACGTGATCCTGTAGTGTTGTATGGCATTGCAGGAACTGTGTATGGAGTGTTGGTTCCACCGCCACTGCCACCTAAACCAGTTGCTGGATTGGCTGCAAAGTCAGTATTCGTTTTTTGTGCAACACTTAAATCTTGCAAGTTGATGTTAATATCTTTGATGACGTATTGTTCAGGTTTTTTCCCTTCACTTTCATTAACGACAACCTTAATAACTTTAACCATGTCAACCCAGTACAACTTGAAGTTTTCTGGGTCACGCACAAAGACCTGATCTCCGTACTTGATTACGTTACGGAAAATCTTAAACATTCTTACATCAAACTCGTTAAGTTTGCACCATTGCTGCAATTGCTTACCAAGAAGTTCCACTTCGTGAGGAGTAGGTTCTTCCTTAAACTCAAAGCTAAATGGTGTTTTATTGTATTCGTTACGTTGTGTTGAAAATTCAGCAATAATATCTAAGCAAGCGTTGATTTCAGCATCAACATCCATCATTTCATATTGATTGTAACGTTCGATTCTGTTAGGATGTCCTGTATAGACTTCTGGGAGTCTGGACATGTAGTTCTTGTATCCAAACTCAGTGTTACTGTAGCCGTCGGACGAGCCGCCTTGACCATTCCAAGCACCTGCATTACTATTAACTCCAGAGATAGGGCTTGAAACCCCGCTTCTGTTTAAAAATTTCTTTTTATATGACATGTATAGACTTCTTTTAGTTACAGATATATTTAGCGTTAGGCACTAGCTTTTTTCAAAATCTTCTTCGTTACATCGTTGCTTGTGTTCAATGCATCAATCATATCACCAAGTTTGTATGTTAGCTCGTACATAGTTTTATTATGGGCTTCCATAACCTGACGCATACTATTTGATATTTGAGTTGTCATTGTTTGCATAGGACTGTTGGATTCACTAATAGTCTGTATAGCTTTTGTTGTTTCGGATTGAACTACTGACATCAATGAGTCTTGAATTTTTGAATACTTGCCAATAGCACCTACTCGTTCTCCGGTCGTATTCATTATCTGTGATAATAAGGCCGATGCTCTCGAATTATTTGTTCTACCATTTCTAAGAGGAACTATCATTTCTGTACCGTGAAGTATCGCAGGATACCCTGTATCTGGACCACTTAAAATACCACCTCGTTCTGCCATTGGTGCTGTGCCGCGACGAACCATAACGTCGCCATCGGCGGGTATCATCTTATCGGTTACTTTATTGCCACTGTTACCCGAAAGCATACCTATTCTCTTGCCATCGTACTTTCCTGTACCTAGACCTACATGGCCGCCTGTTTGTCCAGGACCTTTTCCTTTTGTTTCTAATACAACATCTCCTGGCATTACCTGATTTACAGGTACACCCATACCCCAATTTTGGAAGCTATTTGCAACAGCACTTCCCGATCCTCTTATACCTGATTGTTGTAGTGCTGAATTAACGAAAGCTGCGCACCAAGCTTCTACCTTCGGATCAAGTCCAGCACCGCCTGCTTTTAAAAACGCTGCAATAGCTTGACGATCTGTAGTCTCATTCATTCCGAGATATTGACTGGCCAATGCTAGAGCAGCAGTTTGGCCTCCGCCGCCCATGTTGCCCATGTTGCCCATCGCGCCGCCCATCTGCTGGAACAAACCGATGAGGCCGCCCTGACCGCCTGGCATGCCTGGCATGCCTTGCATACCACCGCCAGGCATGCCGCTATAAATTCCCATCCATTTTTGCACATACTTTTGTACTTGTTCCGGACTTACTGCTGAACTTTTACCTTGAACATTACCAGTGAACCAAGCAGTAGGCACTTTTGATATGTCTCCTCCTGATTTAGCCAAAATCTCTTGCAAATGCATTTGTGCAATTTGATCTTGAATTGCCGGCGGAGCATCCTTAGCACTCTTAAATTCAGTTCCTATACCTGCTTTTTTAGTTAAACTTTGCCAAGTGCTATCAATAAACTGATAAGCTCCACTAGCAGAACTTGTTGGATTTTGTGCAGTGTAGCTATTACCCGATTCCATTTGACGGATGGTTGAAAGTATTTTGTTAGGATCGTTTCCGCCTCCCATGCCTCCCATGCTTAGTGGTGATGAGCTACCTCCACCGCTAGCAGCATCAGGCCCGCCTAATGTCATATTAAGCATATCTATTAATTCTTTAAATAGCTTCAATGATTTATTGGTATTTTCGAGCGTGACATCTAATCTTGATGATGATCCAATTAAAGCATCGTTTGCTTCAGTTTGTTCTTCGGTAAGCACGTTAGTACGTTGAGCATATCTTTCTTTAACATCTGCTAAGTCTTCAATCTGTTCTCGGCTGTACATACCAGCCATTTGGGGATTTACAAATTGGCTCGGTAATTGCTGTGCTAATGCAGCCTGCTGTGCCGGCAATGCCTTGGCTGCAATGTCATCTGAGCTTGATCCTAACAACCCAAAACTTAGCATGTTTAATCCACTGCTGCCGGCGTTTAGTAATTTACTGCCGAAACTTGCATTTGGATCTGCATTATAACCCTTATAAGCTCCGTATGCGCCTGCTCCCGCCATACCAACTAAGCCGGCTTTACCTAATAAGCCGCCTAAGCCTCTTAATAATCCGCCACCGGCACCCGCAGCGCCCGCAGCACCCGCCGCACCGCTGCCAGCCATTCTTGCCGCAAGTGCTGCGGCGCCTATGGCTAGACCACCCGAAAGTGCGGTCACACCTAGAATAGCAGCACCTAAACCTTTTAATATACTTGTAAAGTTTTCAGCGACTATATTGAATAGATCAACATTTTTGAATGCTTCTGCAAGATACATTACACCCTTAAGCAATTGTTCTTGATATGCTTCTTGGAATTTACGTTCTTGAGATTCCAGATTTGTTACTGCATCAGCTAAATTATCTTGTCGTGTTTTAGCATCCTGAATACCTTGTTCCGCAGCAGTATTTGCAGCTTCTTGGTTTTTACCCGCACGAGTTAAACCTCTACCAACAGCCTCATTACCAATACCAAATACTCTAAATTGTTCTTCATTTAAGGCTTCTGTGCCGGCACCTAATGCAGTTCCAATCCGTTCTACACTCTTATCATACTCACTGATTATGTTTCGTCCTGCTTCTTTAGCATCAACGGTTCCGTCTTTTATTTGTTGACCGTATTTGATAAAATCTATGCCTAAATTAGCTAGAGGTGCTGAAATATTATCATAATACCCCGATCTTATAACTTTCATCGCTTGAGTAGCTAATTCAGGACCTAAGCCAGCAGTTATTTCTTGCATCATTGCTTGGCGATCACGCTGTCTTCTTTCGATGTCTGCTGCTTCCGCGCCGCGGCCTTCAGCCTTAAGTCTTTTGATTTCAGCATTTTCTTTTACAATTTCCATTCTTTCTTGGATCTGTGCTGCCACTTGATCTTTTTCAGCTTGTAATTGTTCAGCTTGTTTGCCTGTTAATGCACTTAGTCTTGTCATATTATCTACATAAGCAAGACTTTCTTTTCTCAATTGTGCAGCGGTTCTAGTTTGCATTTGCATAGATAAGCCAGATGCTTCTTGGCTCTTAACATACTGTCCTTGCATTTCAGTGAGTCTTTCTTGCGAAATACCCATTCTACTATATTGGCGGCGTGTGTCATCTGTAACTGCTGCTAATTCCATAAACTTAGTCGCGCCTTGACCAGCCGTTTGACCTAAACTTGCTAATCCAGTTCCTACCCCAGCAGTAATCTTACCGAGGATTTGCATTCTATCACCAAAGTAACCTGCGTTACCTGCAAGTTTAATAAGTTGCTCACCGGTAACAGGTAATGCGCCACCGACTTCTACCAAACCATCACGCATTCCAACAAAGGTATCGACTAGCTTCATACCATCAGTAAATACTTGTGCAGCTAATTTACCTACTACGCCTACTAAACCACCTAAAGCTCCACCTACTATAGGAATACTTTTGGCTAATCCTTCAGCAGCTCCTGCTGCGGCGTCGGCTACCTTACCATACTTGGACATGCCCTGTTCGGCACTTAGTAAGCTACTACCTAAAGAACCAAATACACCTGTAAGACCGCTCACACTAGCAGATAATGTTCCCATACTGGCTGCTAAAGCTTTACTTGCTATTTCGCTTTTGCTTGTTTGAGCAGTTGCCTTTTCTTGAGCTTCTGCGTATTTTGTATTTGCAGTAGATGATTTTTCGCTTGAGTTTTTAATAGAATTTCCGGCAGCTTGGGCGCTTGCTCCCATTTTATTCATGGCATCCATTTGATTTTTCATCATAGAGTTTTGATTAGCTATCATATCCGATAGCTCTCTAAGCTGTTGCTCTAATTGTGCTACTACTTCTGGATCCATAAATTTTTCCGTTTTTTTATAGGGTATTTTGCACCCACTAAATATCTTATGTATTTAGTATTGGGAAATTACCCATAAATTATGAGGAAAATATATGAATAACAATCCACTTAAGCAATATTTTAGAAGACCAGCGGTATATATTAAGCTGCCAAGTGGTGGATTAGATTATACATCAGATGTAATTGAACTACCAGAATCGGGAGAATTTCCAGTATATCCAATGACAGCAATTGATGAGATTACTGCAAGAACACCCGACGCACTTTTCAACGGCACAGCAGTTGCAGAACTTATTAAGAGTTGTGTTCCAGGAATCAAAGACCCATGGAGAATCAATAGTATTGATTTAGATAGTATTCTTATCGCTATTAAAGCTGCATCAGGGGGTGAAGACCTAGAAATCGAATCAACATGTCCTTCTTGCCAAGAACAAACTACATATCAAATCAATTTGATTGGAATTTTATCGTCACTGAAGCCAGGGGAATATGATACTCCATTGGAGATTGGTGATCTGAAAATTAAGTTTAAGCCACTTACCTATAAAGAAATCAATGATGGTGCGACAACTCAATTCGAAGTACAACGAGTGTTCATGACATTGAATTCAATCGAAGATGAAAATGAAAGAAGTGAAGTTAGCCATCAGGCATTAGAAAGAATCACTCGCATCACAATGGAATTAATTTCTAGTTCAATTCAGTGCATTGAAACCCCAGGTACTACTGTAACAGAAAAAGAATTTATCTTTGATTTCTTGCAACACTGTGATAGAAATGTCTATCTACAGATTAGAGATTATAATGCTTTCTTACGCCAATCTACAGAAGTAAAACCACTAAAAATGGAATGTGCTAGTTGCGAATTTAAGTACGAACAACAATTCACATTGAACCCAGCGGATTTTTTCGAATAAGGCTTCTTGCTTCGCAAGCCGAAGATATCAAGAAGCTGCTAGATCAATTCGAAAAAGATGTAGAAACCATCAAGTCTAACGCCCTTTCCCTCTCGTGGTACATGAGAGGGGGAGTTACCTATGAGGATATTTTAAATATGTCCGAATTCGAACGCAAAGCTATTGCGGATATCATCGAAAATAACTTAGAAGTTACTAAGAAATCTAATTTACCATTCTTCTAAAAACTGTTTTTATTTAAGAGTTGTTCTTCGAACAACTTATACCTTACTCGCTTCGTTCGTTGCGGTATAGTTTTTAAGAGTAAAGGTATAATTCAATCTATTAATTAATATTGCCGGTTTAGAAGCCATGGTAGTGCCCCTGAGAGGCACTACCTAGACTTGGACATTGCCATGGCCTGTCATCCTGCTGTCTGTTCCCCGACTAACCAGCTCGTATCGCTGTTAATCGCTACCGGTTGCCCTGTAAAGTTTTCTGGGACTGTAGTGAGCTTATTTCATCTCTGCAACGCATGTTCTGTGATTATCAAGACAGAGTATATCACAGACTCATTTAGGGTTCGCCTACCTAACGAGAGCCCTATCGGTATT